AGCCGACGGGGTAGGCGTAGTCATCGCCGCCAGTAAGGCTCAGAGCGCTGGCAAGGATGCGCCACGCCTCCATGCCGTCAAGGTCAAAGCGTTTGTTGAAGGCAGCGCAACAGGCAAGCGCTGCAGCGTCCGGGCCGTCAGCGAACGGGACACGCACCCTCACAACGTCGCGTGGTTGATCGCCACGCCGGATGGTGGCAACCCAAACCGATCCGCGGGTGTCGGTAGGTCCTTTGTAGCTAACGGTGCAACCGGGAACGTATCGAAATGGGGCTAGGGTCATCGGGTCAAGGGGTAGGGGTAACGGGGTCAGGTGAGTCAGCGGCGCACGGCGCTGGCTACGGCTTGTGCGATGGGCCGGAGGATTGGTGAACCTGGGGCCAGGGCGTCAGCCCAGATCAGGGCGGCAAAGGTCCAAACCAGCACGGCCAGGGGGTAACGCACCATCAGTAGCCAGCCGCCAGAACGCGGCGAACGGTGGAACGGCTGCAGCCGATGCGATCAGCGATCAGCTGTTGAGAAGCACCGGCACGGCGCCAGCGGCGGATCCGTTGCTCACGGGACTCTGACGCCCAGAGCAGGATCAGAAGGGGAAGGAGAAGGGCCGCCAACAACACGGCGGCAAACGTGGTGGCCATAGGTCTAGGGGTAGGGGTAAGTGGAGCTGCCCTAAGGGGCATAGCCCTATTGTGCCTTAAGTAAGTAAGGATGCACAAGTGCAGCACCCCTCAAAAGGTGGCAAACTAGATCAGTGTTCCTTATGTACGTAACGTGGCAGGGAGGCGAGCTAGCGGGGCCGAGATTGAGCGCCGAGTCTGCCTCGCAGTCAAGATGCTGAGCGAATGTGCAAGCTCAAGCCGCGTGGCGCAGACATTGGCAGCCGAGACGGGGGTCAGTGAACGTCAAGCTTGGGAGTACGTAACCGCCGCAAGGAAGCGACTCGTTGAGATCTATCAGATGGATCGAGATGAGTGCGTTGCAAACGAACTCCTCAAACTTGATCACATCGCTGATCGCGCAACAGCAACAGGTCAGCTATCTGCAGCCGTTGGTGCAGTTGGCTTGAAGCTGCGTGTGATCGGTGCCGATACTCCCAAGAACTAGGGAGCTTGGTGAGTAACTGGTGTTAGTTGGTGGTGTGAAATAGCAGAGCCACCTACCGCTGTTGTCTCTCACATAACGAGGGGGGCCGTCACCCCCAAAGGCACCCAAACCCCAGGTCAGGCAGGGGTGGCGCAACATTAGTTGCACTGGCTAAGAGCGCACGGGGGTACCTGGGGGCGGGGTGGCCCTACCCCCGCGGTGATGAGTTCAGCTGGGTCGCATACACCCCGCGCCTCACTCATCGAACCCCCTCAAATGGCACCCTTACGTAACCCTCCCCCTACCCCTAATACCCTTACGTCACATAACCAAACCCCAAGCGCACCTACCCCCCTACCCCCATCTCCGGATCTGGAGAAATGGTGAAGTACCTAAATAGGTGAGTAGCCTTGGGATGCTCCGGTGGGGCGGAGCTTTGGGGACCAGGGAACGCTGCCTCGCGAAGCGGGGCTTTTCCCTCATCACCGCTAACTTGGATAAGTAGCCCACCTCCCCCTGGATGTCGATTCTCAGCGTGATCGCGGGCGGGAAGGTGTTGGAGAAGCCTCAACGCACCGCCACGCGTTGCACTGAGAGCTACGACGCGCTGCGCAAACGCATTTACAAGGTTCTACTGGAGCCACAAAAGCAGTTTGTAGACGACACAGAGCACAAAATCCTTGGCTATTGCGCAGGTTTTGGCGCGGGCAAGACGACTGCTTTGTGCGCAAAAAGTATTTTCTTGGGGATGGATAATCCAAACACCACGGCAGCAGTGTTTGAGCCCACCAACATCATGTTGCGGCACGTTTGGATGCGTTCTTTTGACCAATTCTTAGAAGAGTTCAACATCCAACACGACTTTCGTGTCTCCCCGCAGCCCGAATATGTGCTGCACCTTCCCCGAGGGCCCGTGACGCTCCTTTGCCGCGCCACGGAAACATTTAACCGTATTCGTGGTCAGAACCTTAGCTTTGTTTTGGCCGATGAGATTGATACATCCCCAATGGAGGTAGCACAAAAGGCGGCAGAAATGATGCTGGCTCGTCTCCGTGGCGGCCAGAAACCCCAGCTAGCACTGGCTTCTACGCCAGAAGGCTATAAGTATCTCTACCGCACCTTCGTTGAACAGGGCGACAATCCTGATCGCCGCCTTATCAAAGCCAAGACCACCGACAACCCCCACCTGCCAGACGGCTTTGTCGATTCGTTATATCAGAACTACGATAGTCAGCTGGTTGCGAGTTACATCGAGGGCGAGTTCACTAACCTCGCCAACACAACTGTTTACCATCCCTTCGACAGGGATCGTCATTGGTGCGACACGGAGTTGACGCCAGAGGATCGGGTGTTCGTGTCCATCGACTTCAACGTGGGCGCTTGCTTCTGCGAGGTGATGGTGCGTCGCGGGGATGAGTTCCACGTGGTGGCGGAGCACCACCCCAAGGACACGCCTGCGGTGGTGAAGCTGTTGAGCGAGATGTACGCCCCATACGTGGAGCGCGGTGATCTGGTGGTGATCCCCGACGCGGCGTCACGGCAGCGCACCACCACCAACGCTGCGGAATCCGACCTTTCGTTGCTCAAAAAGGGTGGATTTGTGGTGAAGACCCAGAGCGCCAACCCTCAGATTGCAGACCGCGTGAACGCGGTGAACGTCTTGCTGCTGTCGGACCGCCTCAAGGTCCACAACAGGTGTAAATACCTAATCAAGTCACTTGAGCAGCAGACCTACGACAAGTCGGGCAAGCCCGCCAAGGGGATTGGGGGATTGGATGACATTTCGGGTCCTGTGGATGCTTTGGGCTACGGGATCACGTATTTGGCACCGCTGCGCCGCTGGTCAACGGGTGGCTCTTCGTTCCGCACCTACTAATGGCAAAACGCGACCGGCTGCACCTCAGCCAGTACCAAACCATCGAGACGGGACGCGACTGGAATGGTCGCTACTTCATCGCCTATTCCAACGGCGCCAGCGTCTTTATCCGGGACCTGAAGGAACTGCGCAAGTTCTTGAAGGTGCCCAAGGGCATCCCTTCGAGGGAGTCGCTGGACAGCTGGCTTGTCTCGTTGGAGGCGATGGACAAGGAACGTGAGGCCAAGCGCGAACCTCAAGTTCAAGAGGGTTTAAGCGAAGAGCTGTTGGCGACTGGATTTGGGCCAGAGGTTCACGCTTTAGATGAGAGCGATCCAAACTTTGCAACCAAAACGGTTATCTAAGGGTGGCGGAAACCTAGATGACGACTTCGATCTGGCATAGCAGTGGCCGATAACAGCACCTACCCCCAGCGTGTTGTATCGCCAGCGCCGCTGCCTGTTCAGTACGGCAATAGCGACGACCCCAGTGTGATCAGCAGCGCAGTGCTGCAGATGATCCCGAATTGGGAGCCGATTGAGGTCTGTGTTGGTGGCACTCGGGTGTTGCGGGCCAACGCCGAAAAGCTCATCCCTAGAGAACCATCTGAGGCCAAGGAGAGTTACGAGCGTCGGATCTTCCACGCGACGATGCCTCCGTTCCTCAATCGCTTGGCCTCCCAGGCGGCGGGGATCATTCTGCGCAAGGGCATCCAGATCGAGGGTGACGAGTACTGGGAGGACTGGATTAAGGACGTAACGGGTGATGGCACCACCCTCAATGAGTACGCCAGGCGCCAACTGGTGACGGCGCTGCTGTACGGCCACAGCAGCACTGTTGTCGACTACGCCAACGACACCACTGCGCGGACGCTGGCGGAAGAGCGCCGTCTGCGCCGAAAGCCGTATCTCGTGCCCATTGCACCCAACCAAGTGTTGGGGTGGCGCACCACCAACGACAGCAGCAGTAGCGATCTGGCGCAGGTGCGGATCAAAGAGCGTGTCGTGACCAGTCGGGGCGCCTATGGAGAGGAACTTGTCGATCAGATCCGGGTCATGGAACCCGGCAGGTACGAGATCTGGCGCACACCTGCGACCACGGGCCTAACGACTGCGCCGAAGTGGGAGCTCGAAAGCCAAGGCCGCACAAGCCTGGATCGCATTCCGATGGTGACGGTCTACAGCAACCGCACCGGCAACTTGCTGAGTGTGCCTCCATTGATGGAGGTGGCGTATTTGTGCATTGCCTACGC